AATGTTTGAGGCATGGCCTCCCATGTTAGTCGGGAAAAGCATAGGAGAAGTAGGTCTGCTGCTGCGGTGTGGAGGAGGATTAAACTTACCTGCTTTTCCTTTTACAACATCAGTAATAGTAATTATAGGGTTTGAAGGAGGCGTAGGGGCAGGGTCGTTTGCGTGCTGTTGATTTTTTTTAAGCTTATCTAACCAAATTTGTACATTAGGGTCACCATCCCTAGTTGTTGAAGTAGAAGGTAAATTAATAGTTTTTGTCGTACCGTTAGCTAATTTAATAGTTAAAGCCCAACCAGTAACAATAAGTTTTTTTACTCTGCCACCAGCTCGTTTTTTTATAGGAGCTACACTAACAACAATGTAACCACCTTTTTGATTTACAATAAAATGCCCATTTATATCTACATGTCGTCCAACCCATGTATTATCTGGTTTTGCATGGACATCAGGTATTTTTACCTTACCCATTACTAAAACTCTCCTAATTTATTTACACGCAAATCTTTTTCTAGAATTGTTTTTATATTTCTAGCTAAGTTTACAGCATCCTGAGTACTTCCGTTTGTAACTGTCACATTCATGTTAATAGTTACATTGTGATTGTGGTTTGCAGTTAAAGTAGCTTGTTGCGGCATGCCGTAATCTGAATGAGTATCTCCACCAAATCCCGGTGAAGAAGTCATTAAATCAACGCTGTTTCCAGTAAATGTGCTAGGCATTTGAGCAGTTACTGGGTTAAATCCTCCAGGATCCGACGATAATATGCTTCCAGAACTAGCACCTAATGCTGTAAGGTCTTTTGTAGGATGATCGCCCGGTGCCATAGTACGACCGCCACCCTCATCAAATATAGATTTAACAAGACCAAACATAGAGCCTGCTGAATTAGATATGGCTTTAAAGAATGGATTAAAAATACTTTCTGCAGCTTTAGTTATGCTGCCTACTGCGTCACCTACTGCGTCTTCAATACCTGCAATTATAGGACTTGTAGGTATTAATCCTGCAAGTTTAGAGGCAGGGTTAACAGGATTATCATTACCTTTTCTAATTTCAAAATGAAGGTGCGGTCCTTTTTTAGCGCCACTTCCAGATTGACCTGAAAGAGCAACTACTTGACCTCCTGTTACTTTAGCACCTGTAGAAACTTTAGTATCAGAAAGGTGAGCATAAAAACTTTGGTAACCGCCATGATCAATAAGCAATGCCTGTCCGTAGGCTTCACCATCCCAGTTAGTACCTGTTCTTGTTACTGTACCGCTACTAAATGCATAAACTTCAGTACCTTTAGGAACACCAAAATCAGTTCCAGTGTGGTAACCCTTCCATTGCCAATAAGTATTGTTTTTAGGTTTTTGGCCATAGTTAGCAGTAATAGGGCCGCCTGTAGGACGGTACCTACCTCCAATATGGTTTTTATCTTTTTCAGTAGTAGTCGGTGTTCCTGAGTTACCTTTACCATGATACGGAGTATTTTTTTTGTGACCCATCAACTCGTTAGTGCCCCAGTGAGAGTCAACAACTGCTTGATAAATATCGTCGGATTTACCAGTTTTTAGTGATTTAAGAATTGTCTCATATCCAACGCCTTTATACCCCAAAGTTTTAACAGTTGCCCCAAATCCTTGATCCCAACTTGTGTAAGCTTGAACATCCGCAGAGTTAGTGCCGTGAGATCCAGGCATATGTTGAGTGGTATTTAAAGGATTATACTTATCTGGGTTAGCCCAATGACCGCCCTCTTTTGCTTCCCAGTTAGTAATTGCTTCTCTATTGTATTTTGTTTCAGAAATACTAAGTCTTTTTAGTAAAGAAGCAGCCCAAGTATCTCGGGTGTATCCAGTATCACCGCCAGTGTTTGGATCTTGTTGACCATCTCCAGCGGTATCAAACTGCTTAGAGTCTTGCCAACCACGATATGCGCCATACGCGGTTCCAAGAATAGCTCCAACTGCAGTACCAACTACCGGAATTGCAGATCCTACAAGAGCTCCAGTAGCAGCCCATTGACCTGTCCTTGCGGCAATAGTGCCCCATTTATTAACGTTTTTAGAAAAATGTTTTTGCCCATATTGCTGTAGTTTAGGTATGGCCCAGTTACCGGCCATATTTACTAATTGAGCGCCCATTAAAGCTCCAGCAGGATTACCAAACATTCTGGACCCCATGCTTTTTAGCCCACCACGAAGTAACGCCCCAGTACCTGCTTCTTCACCAAGACCGAGACTAGCTCTTAGTCCCGATCTTCCGCCTTTAGAAAGTAAGCTACTAAAACTAAAAGATCCATCACCGGCTAGTTCTTCGCCGCCTTTAAACTTTTCAAAAATCTTTTTAGCAGCTTCTGGTGATACAGGCTCATTTCCTCCGGCTTCTGGCGGTACAGGGTCTCCACCAGTAGCTTGCATGAAATCACTGTAAGACATTGCATTTCTGCCCAGCATAGTTGGGGCACCTGTAGGCATAGTTTTAGAAAGACTGCCCAACCCAATAACTGGGTCAGTTCCCTGAGATAGTACAGAAGACATTGCATCAGTGCCATTGCCCATAGCATTAAGCACGCTATTAATTCCGCTTGATTCCAGGCGAGTACTAATATTGGAGCCTATTTTGCCACCTAACATAGCACCAACAGATGTAAGCATTGCTCCGGTATTTCCAGCTTGTGGCAAGATGTCTAAAATACCTTTAAGTCTTTCAAGACCTGTAGCAATAGGTCCTGCAAATTTTGCAATTGATGCAAATAAGTTAGTTGTTGCAGCTGTAGTATTTAAAGCCGTATCGTAGCCTTGTACAAGACCTGCTCCAGTAGCTTCAAGATTTTTTGCTTGACTACCCTGGTAGTTAAATAAAGCACGGGTAGGGGAATCGCCTCTGAGATTAAGAATGTTATCTTTAACATTCTGTGAGCTCATATCTAGCTGTTTACCACCATTTTTAGCTTGATATATAGTCATAGTTGCTAAAGATTGAAATAAAGAAGCGTCTCCACCAGCAGCTTGCATTATGTCTTGATGCGCACGGCTATAAGGATTAAATACCTGTGCAGCTTGTTCTTGAGTAATTTTTCTATTACCATACATCCTGTGGTAAAGATCATTAGCAAGTTCATTAGGATCTCTTAAACTACCGTCTGGGTTACGAGGACGTATACCCATTCTTAAGAAATTCATACCATTAATGCCACCAAAACCAGCAGCGGATTGCTCATTACTCATACCAGTCATGACGCTTAAACCGCCAACTTGTTTCATAATGTTTTGGTAAGAACCCATGGTGGGCAAAATACCTGTACTAGACAAAATAGCAGTAGACGCAGACCCAGATTGAGGACCAGTCATTCCCCCGGCTAATAAAGCATTACTTGAAGAAATGAGTTTAAGAGGATTTAGACCCGACATAGAGCCTACAGCTTCTGCACTAAGTCTTTGAGTTACCGCATCACTAGTATTAGGCATCAAGCCCATAGCAGCAGTGCTTGCTATTGCTGCATACTTAGCTCCAGTAAGAGCGTAATCCATGCCTGTTTTGGGGATATTAAACGCAGCGTCTAATTTTGTTTGTACTGCAGATATGCCTTGATTAAGATCTGCAGAAAAGGATGACTGGGTGCTGCCACCAAGTCCTCCACCAAGACTAGCTCCCATGCCTTTCATGGAACCAGACATCTTATTAAGATTTCCCAAAATATTATTTAGGGATTTATCTATGTTCTTTAAGACATTGTCAAGACCTGTTGCGGCAGCGGCAGCGGCATCAAACCCTTGAGCAGCTTTATTGCCGCCCGTCAGTCCTTCACCTAAATTATGTGCGCTACTAGGCATCAAAATCTCCTATAAGTTTAAAAGCTGCTGGGCTCGTTTGAACCACATTAGCCTTTCTCTATTTGTCATCCCCTTTATGTCAGACAGCGACCATCCGGGGTACGCCTTACTTATATATTCATAAGCTGTAGTTATAAATATATAAAATTGATCTCTGTTATAAGCGAAAGAGATCCGCCAAGGCAAGCGGGATCGGTACCTCCTGTCCGCAAGATACACAGGCCTTTTTAAGACTTTCTAAGTCAGGGCCTGGGTTCCTTTCGGAGAGTTCTTTCAATACGAGTCGTCGATCATGAATACTTAAGTTACGAGTCTGATTAGAGTCCATAACTGGTAGTCCACCAATTTCTAGAACACAGTCGCTCAAAAGAATTGAGTCCATTTCAGGAGCCGTTTTATTTGAGGAATCTACCAGTTTTTTCTGTGTGCTGCCGGTAGGAAGAGTTACTTTAATATCTCCGGCTTTACCCTTTACCGTAAAGTACAGGTCTGATGGATCACTTATTTTATTTAATTTTACATCTTCTTCTAGATCTAGTTTAAAATCTTGCTCCGTTTTGCAGAAAGGACAGTTACCCGGAAGGGATACTTCTTTACCAAGAGTTGCAATTCTGATCTTTAAGATTAGGTATTCACGGTCTCCTGCAAGAAGAAGATCTAAAAGTTCTTTAGAGACTTTTTCTTCACCAATTTTTACTACACCGCGACTAAGAATAGCTAGAAGGCTCTTTCCGTAGTCTTTTATTTTTGCTAGCGCTTCTTCGTCTACTCCATTTAATTCACGGATTTCCGCAGTAGAAATATGCTCCCCGGTAAAGGGATCATGGATCCCAGCAAGCAAATCTACGTGAGTATCAGAAGGGAGGAGAATCTCCATAGCTAATGCTTCTTGAGCAACTGCTAGAGATTCTCCTCCTTCATCAGGAGTAGAAAATGCTTGTTCAATTAGTTGATTTACTAATTGTGGGCTATCTGCTGCGTTTATTCTAAAGTCGTTTTCCATTTTATATTCCTTTTGTTTAGTTTAATTAAGCGTCAATTAATGATGCCGGCGCAGTAGAGTAGTCCTTGGCGTAGGTTACATCAAAGCCTTCGTGGACTACTGACATACCTTCAACCATAAGACCGTTTCCGCCTGCTGACAAGTCACCGTATACAAGGCTTGTAATCCAGGCGTTGTATACTCGGAAACTCATTGAACGATGTAGTTTGTATGCATCTACTGTATTAGTGGTGCCACTAGCTGCTGTGCCTTGTGGGTTAGGATGGCTTAGCACGTGGATGTCAATATTTGCACGGAACTCAGAACCGAGTGTTCCTCCGCCGTTTCCTTGTACTGCAATAAAAAGCTTTTTCATCCATGTAGCGTTGGCACTACCGCCAAGCGTCTGACCTCTTGTAAACTGCAATGGTTGAAAACTTGCCTGACCTGGTAGGTAGTGCATGTTTGTATTGAATCCACCTTCACGGTATGCAATAGGATCAACTGTTACTGCTAATCCTGAAACATTTGTAAAACCCATAGTTCCGCTGAACCATGATGTCTGAGTGGTATCGTGCGGTAAAAATTGAACCAAAAACCTAAAATTTCTGATTGCATCTGTTTTTACAGAGCTAAATGGCACTGTATAGGTGGAGGAAGTTGTTCCTCCACCTGATCCTGGTGTTGCTGTCATTTTCTTTTATCTCCTTAGATATTCTTAGGCCTGGACGACAGCGGCACTACCCGTAATCTGTCCAATAGTGATTACAATGAATTCAGCAGGGTATTGCAGAGCAACACCTACTTGAATATTTACCCTGCCAGATGCAATGTCAGACTCAGTTGTTGTCGTTTCATCGCATAATACGTAATAAGCCTGTACTGGATTAGCTCCTCTTAAGCCACCTTGCGCCCAGTATTGAGCTAGCCAGTGACCTAATGATGAACGTATTTGAGCCCACAAGTAAGCGTCATTATTTTCAAATGTTGCAAAGTTACTTAGGTTAGTTAGGCTCTTTTTAATGTAGTTCAAGCTTCTTCTAACATTTACGTACTGATTTGGAGAAAGGTTAGAAATGGTGCGAGCACCCATAACACAAATACCTGTTCCAGGTACAACACGGATTGCATTTACAGCAGTTGATGAACCGTTAAGGGTGTCTAATTCAGCGTTGGTAAGTCTCTTTTCCAAACCAAGAGCTAAAGAAAGGCGGTTTCCATAACCTGCAGGAGCTTTAAATACGCCGCGAGACGCATCAGTTGCCTGGTACTGACCAACAATTGCACCGCCTGGAGGAACGCTAAGAGTAACGTTTCTTACGGCTTTTGTGGTATCTGGAATAGTTAGCCATGGGTAGTAAACAGCCGCATTCTTGCCTGAACCGGAAAGACCTGAAGCTGAAGTAATAACGCCAGAAGCTGTTTGACCAGCAAGTGTATCTACTACAACAAACGAATCTCCACGGGTATCTGCGTAGCTGATTAGCGCACCATACGCAACCGCCCAATCGGAGCTGTTAAAGTATGCTGCATCCGGAATATTAAGAATAAGTGGAGTATCAAACTGATCAAGGTCTGAAGTTGCAG